GTCCTCTTGACGGACGTGCTGCTGTAGACATGTTCAAGATCACTGGTAAAACCAAATCAACATTCACAATCGATCTAACTACTGGTGACGGTCTGTTAGCGAAGTTTGTTGAATTGCAAAACCAACTAATCGACTTAAACGTTACTGGTGGTAACATCCAAAGCGTCGAAATCGTAGTTGCTGAAAACGTCTTCGCTAAACTATCTCAACATCCTGAATTAGTTGCTTTCTATGAAGCTGCTCTTTACGGAAGTGGTTTGGCTTACATCAATAACCCAATCCTTAACGGTAAGGTTAATGAGAAGAACCGCAACACATTTGGTTTGAGTCAATCGTTCAACGTGATGGGATTCACAATCTCAACATACCCTCAAAAATTCACTCGTTGGGATCGTACTAAGGTAGATGCTATCGAAGCTGGAAAAGGTATGGTAATCGTTTACGGTGTTGATGATCTTTACCAAGCAAAATGGACACCAGCTCCTTACCTATCTAACCTAGGTAAAACTGGACAAGAGCTTTACGGTTGGAGAACTCCAGTCGTTGATGACACTCACATGGAACTTTACCTAGAGTTCAATGGTGTGTACTTCATGAAGCAGCCTGAATTGGCAGTTGAAATTACATTCACCGTGTAATCTAGACGTGAGAAGCGGAAACGCTTCTCATTTATTAGTATATGGATATCGTATATTAATCAATGAGAAGTTACTAAAAAGGAAAAATAATGTACACAGGTAATCCATTAGAAAACATTATTGATGCTTTGAGATTGGAGTTTGGAGATATTGATCCAGACTTCCCAAGGATCTCAGATGCAAGTTATGAATACTACTTAGGTCAATATGCAGATAGACCAAAGAGATTAAGACGTGAGATTGGAATGGCTTTATTAGCAGCCTTAACTTCCGGTGTCCGTGAACGTAGTGGTCAAGAAGAGCGATACGGTAGTGAAGAATTTAACAACTATCTAAAATGGTTAGAGAGAAAATTAAATAATCAAGCATTCATGGGATTGTGTCCAATCATCTATGTTGGTGGTGTGAATCGAGAGATTATTGAATACTACGAAAACAATCCAGACTTCATTGATGCAACCTTCTTTAAAGGTTATACAACAAGAAAACCAGCAAGTCAGCACATTAGAAGAAACGACTCTTTTGGTGTATCTCACCCAGAGGAAAGAAACAATAGAGGTTTCTGATGCACTTAAAAATTGAATTTGACAATACTGTGATGAAGGAAATCGAGAAGAAACTAAAAGATCTTCACAACACTCACACTGAATGGGGATGGATCAACGAGAAAACTTATCCATCTGGCGATATTGCGAATCGAGACAACATTAAAGTTGCTGAGATTGCTAGAATTAACGAATACGGTGGAGTTTCAAAAAGTAGATCTGGTAAACAACCAGTTCGAATCCCATCTCGTCCCTATTTCAGACAAGCACTCATTCAGACTGAACAGAAAGCAATTCTGTTTGCAAAAGCAGCATTCGCCTTAGCGTTAAGTAATCAATCTTTTGATCAAATTCTTGAGAAGCAAGCACGACTTGCAGCACTCGATATTGTTCTTAGTATCAGAAAACAAAATCAAGATCCATTGAGTGATAAGACAATCGATATTAAAGGTCACGCTATCCAATGGATGGATACAGGTGTACTCATGAGTAACATCACATTTAAGGTTTACAAGACAAATATAGACAGGGCTAAGATTGGTGGCGGGTTAACATGAGAAGAAAAGTAAAAATTGGAAAGAAGCTAAGACAAGTCATTCGAAGTTATGTGAGTGATTATGTTGATGGTGTTTATCAAGATTCACCAACAGAACAATTAGATATCTGGGGGAATATTCAACCAGCTACAGAATCCAATAAAGTCTTTTATTTGAAAGAAGGTGAAAGATCCAAGGAAGCGATTTGGTTTTCAATGGATGAAAGAATCTACATGCCTAGTACAGCAGTTAAAGGTAAGTTGATTAAAGCTGATGTCATTTTTTATGACGATGCCTACTGGGAAGTAAAAGGTGTGAAGCATTTTGCAAATGAAACTCTCCCTCACACAGAAGGTGTTGCTGTTAGATTGACAGATAGTCCGAGAGAAAGAATTAAGGAGAATAGCACATGGTAGAAATTAAAGTTATCAAAGCTATTCAAGCTGCTCAACCATCAATTACATTCATTGTTGCCAATCAAAACTCCCCTGTACCAGAACACATCTTCTGTGATGTTAGTGTGATAGGAAGTTCTTTTATTGACACAGCAGAGTTAACCAATGATGAGTTTGAAGAAACTATCAATCAAACAAAGATCCATAGGGTTTCCCTAACATATCACGGACTAGTTACAAGTGGTGCTGGTGATGCTGTAGCACACATGGCTGCATATCTAGAGTCATTTCAAGCAAGACTGAGATTCAAAGAACAAGGTTTCAGTATCGTAAGAATATTTGATGTCAAATATACACCTATGTTGAAAGATGTGGATATGTATATGACATACGTTTTAGATTTCAACATAGCAACAATTCAAGGTCATTCTTTTACAGTTGATGTGATTGATAAAGTTGATATTCACGGTGACTTAGGAACAATAGAATATAATATTGAGGTAGAAATATAATGACAGCAGTAAATGCTAATGATCTAACATATTTGCAAATTGAAGACTTTAGTGATGGTGATGCCTTCCTTATTCTCGACAACGGTAAATTAAAAAGAATCACAAGACAGGCTTTATATGCAAGTATTGCAACCACGCTTCGCGGTCAGAAAGGTGATACTGGAGCAACAGGTGCTAAAGGTGAAAAAGGGGATACGGGAGCCACAGGCCCGCGAGGTGCACAAGGCCCACAGGGGCCACAAGGTGCTGATGGTGCTCAAGGTTTAACAGGTGACTCAGGATTCGATGGTTGGGCACCAGTAATTCGAATTGAAAAACTCGAAGAGGGTGACTTCCTATATGTATACGATTGGGTAGGTGGAACTGGAACAAAACCAACAACGTTTGGATATGTCACTCGAAACGGTATTTCTAACACTATTGATTATTCAGCATCTATTAAAGGTGGTCAAGGTCTTCAAGGTATTCAAGGTGACAGAGGTGTTTCAGGAACCAATGGTGAATCAAACTATCAAATCGCAAGACGAAATGGTTTCACTGGAACAGAGGCAGAATACTTAGCCTCACTGGTAGGGAAAAATAACTATCAATTAGCAGTACAAGAGGGATTCAGTGGAACACTTCAAGAATGGCTTGATGAGTTAGCACTTAAAGATGCTTACGTTCTTGCAGTTGAGAATGGATTTGAAGGATCACTCCAAGACTGGTTGAATAGTTTGAATGGTTATGATGGTTGGTCGCCAATCTTTGGTGCAGAAAGCTCTCAAGATGGTTCATATATCAAAGTTGTAGATTGGACTGGTGGATCTGGATACAAACCAACCAGAGACGTTTATCTTGGTGAAGATGGTTTCACAGTTAGTATTGAAAATGCTATCAACTTTAAAGGTGATCAAGGTCACACAGGTTGGACTCCTGTTTACACCATTGAAGAAATCTCAGATTCAGTTTACATCAAAATCACAGATTGGACTGGTGGTGAAGGTGAAAAACCAACAACCACAGGTTATTTATCATCAATAGGTGTTGTTGAACTTTCCGATCAAGCAATTGACATCCGAGGATATGACGGATTATCTGCCTATGATGTAGCAACAAGAAATGGTTTCGTTGGTGATGAGAGCGAATGGTTAGCCTCACTCAAAGGTGAAAAAGGCGACCAAGGTATTCAAGGTATTCAAGGTATTCAAGGTGAGCAGGGTGAACAGGGTATCCAAGGTGAAACTGGTCAGAAAGGTGACACTGGAGATGCAGGATTATCCGCATATGACATCGCACTTCAAGAAGGTTTTATTGGTACAGAAGCTGAATGGTTAGCATCCTTAGTTGGTGCCAATGGAGCTGATGGTATTGATGGTGTTGATGGAAGCAACGGTGCAGATGGTGTAGATGGTGATAAAGCATGGACTCCAGTATTCGTTGTAGAAAGTGATAGTAATGGTACATACGTTCGAATCACTGACTATTGGAATGGTACAGGTGACAAACCTCCTTACACTGGCTACTTATCAGGTGTAGGTTTAGTACCAACACCGGAAGAAGCTACAAATCTAAGAACACCTGAACCTACAGTTGTAACTACTACAACAATCTCTAAAAATCAAATTAATGTGATTACGGCCACAGAAGATTTAATAATCACAAGTGATCTTGCAGTTGGTGAAAGTACAGAAGCTTTGATTAACCCTGCCACATTCAACGTGTCTCTTGACAATGTGACTTTGAGTGAAGGATTTGCACTTGTCGCTGATAAGTCAACCCTAATCAAAGTATTTAACTATGACGGCACAATTCGAGCTGCTGTTGTAGCCACTTTCTAAATAATTCAATAAGGAAAAATAAATGTTAAAACTTAATGAAATCATCAAGATTTCTATTAAAAGAGCAACATCACAAGTTTCTGTATCAGATCTAAATACTGTTTTAGTTTTGGTTCGACACACTGTGTCAGAAGATAGAGCTGTAACATTCAACGGTTTGGAAGAACTGATTGACTATGGTTTTACACCAACTGACTCAGCATATCAAGCAGCTCAATTAATCTTCGGACAAAATCCAAAACTTGACAAAATCATTGTTGGTAATGTCATGGAAGATGAAACTTGGGAGCTTGGTCTACAGGAAGTTACAGGTGCAAACGATCAATTCTTAACTATCATCTGTGAAACACGTGATGCTGGTGAACAGCTTGCTTTAGCTAGATATGTTGAAACAACTGACAAGATTTACCTAGCTTGTTATCAACCAGTATTTGATGCTGAGTGTAACCCTCTAGAGAACTGTGGTATCGATGCAGAAGATCGTCTTAATGACATCGGTGCTCTGATTACAGATAACAACCTAGAGCGCACATGGGCATTCTACAAGGGTGATAACTCAGTATTCCCAGAAGCAGCTATGGCTGGTGTTGTTGCTCCAGTTGAAGCAGGTACAGAAACAGTTTTACACAAACAACTTAAAGGTGTTGTAGCTGACAATATCAGTTCAGAAATGAAGAAAGTATTGGAAGATAAAAACTATACATTCTTCACTACAGTTCACAAGAAAGACATCACCCTAGGTGCTGCTAAAGTTGGATTTGGTGAATGGGTTGATGTGATGTATGCAACATGCTGGCTTGATGCTCGTCTGTCTGAACGTATCTTCACTGTATTCCTAAACTCAGGAAAGATCCCTTACACAAACAAAGGTTTGGAAAAGATTGCAGCAGAAGTTAGATCTGTTCTTGCTCAAGCACGTGATATTGGAATCCTAGCAGATGATAGTCCGATTGTAGTTAACACACCAGATGTTACAGCACTCCCAACATCAGTTAGAAATAGTCGTGAAATGAATGGAATCACATTCGAAGCTAGATTAGCTGGTGCTATTCACAAAGTAACTGTAAACGGAACAGTTTACGCTTAATAGGAAGAAGAAAATAAATGAGTAACAATGCAACATACGCTCCAAGTGATCTAGTTGTAATCATCTCGCACGAAATCATCGGCAATCATATTGTCGGTGGCTTCTCTGCAAATGAAATGGTTACAGTGAATAGAGCAAACCCAACATGGACGCATGAAACAAGTCCAGATGGATTCCACACACGTACACACAACCTAGACAAAGCTGGTTCAGCAGTGATTACACTAGTACAGAGTTCTCAGTCTAACGATGCTTTACACGCTCTAGCAGCTTACGATGAAGCACGTAAGAACGATGAAGGATTGTTTGCAATCACAATCGCTGATAAGTCTGGTCGTTCAGTAATTAGTTCTAACTCGGCTTACGTTTCAGTACCTCAAGAGAAATCATTTGGTCGTGAAATTGGAAACCGTACTTGGAACGTCACAATGATGGACTGTGAAGAATACATCGGTGGTAACGGTAAGTTATCAAAAGAAGTTATCTCAATGTTAGAAGCTGCTGGCTTCTCTGTTGATGATCAATGGAAATAATTAAGTAATAAAAGGTGAATGAATTATGAGTAGAAGAGTATCGACGTATGTACCTAGTGATGTGTCATGCATCATTTTAGGTGTTGAGTTGTTTGGTTTTGACAGTGATTCATTCATCACCATTACTCCTATGGAAGATAGGGTGACTTATAGAAAAAGTCCAGATGGAAAAGTCACAGCTTTCGTAAATAGGAATCAGGTTTTTGAATTAGAAATCAAATTAGCAAAAACATCTCCATCTAACGCATTCCTTCAAATCTTATTTGATACATATTTAAACTATGGTCAATTATTCAAGATGCCAATCCACATTAGTGGTGGTGGAGTGAGTGGTAGATTTTATGCTGGTGACAGTTTCATTAAAGTGGAAACAGTTAGTACACATGGATCAAATCCAACAGCTAACACATGGAAGTTTGTCTGCTTCAATGCAACCTTAACTGAAAGCGGAAGCTCAATGGATGACAGTATGATCAGTGAGATTGCTGGAGCTATGGGTATCGCTGGTGAAGTGATGAATCTGCTAGGAGTTGACTTTGGTGATGTGATTGGGAAGATCTCAGAAGTGGCTGGTAAGACAGGTATTACTGGTAAAATAACATCAGCAGTCGGAAGATTCTTTTAATAGAGGTTAATGGTATGTTTGGAAATTTAATCAACAAAGCTATGGGTATGACTAGTAAGCTACCTGCCTTTGCTAAAAGTATTATCCAGAAAGATGTGCAAGTATATGACGCATCTAAAAACTCAGTAACTATTGCTGGGTTAGAAATGACAGGTTGGGAACATGCTCATATTTCTGACATTGAAGTCACAAAAGAATATCTAGGTGTAGATCCAAACGAATTTGCACTTGTTAAACAAGTATATATCAGAAAGCTATCTATTAGTTTTCTACCCACAGAAAACAGTATTAAGAAGCTGGAAGAGTTATCTTCAATCTGTTTAAGTTGGGGGAAGTTTTTCGTAATCTCGATCACAGAAAATGGTCAATGGTTAGCAGATTATTACGCTCAATTCTCTACTGTCGGTGGTGTTAGGATGCAACAAGAAGGTGAAAACGTAACCTTTGAATTCTTCTTAAAACCAATTTCAACAAGATCTAGAGAATCGTTAATGGTGACAAACAATACACCAGTTGCAGATGAGCAACCACCATCAGATGAGATCATCGTAACCCCACTTCCTCTACCTACACAATAAACAATTTTCAGGAGAAATAAATTGAATTCACATAAGCAAAAAATCGTACACATTGGTGATGAAACATACGTTATCAATCCATTCTTAACCACTAAAGGTTTGAGAGTAAAAGCCAAGTTGGTTAAATATCTAGGATCGTCATTATCAGCAGCATTAAGTGCAGAAGACGAAGGTACAGTAGTTGACCTGATCGCTGGTGTGTTCGCTGAAATCACAGAAGATCAATATGTTGAATTGATCAAAGAGATCCTTAGTAATGTAACTAAGAACAACATGAATGTTGATTTTGATAAAGAGTTTGCACTCAATTACGGTAACTTGTTCAAACTAGTTAAGGAAGTTTTAGAGTTTAACTACAATGATCTTTTTTCACTACTCGGTATCAATGTGGGTTAGAACACCACGCTGAATCGAGGGTAAATCCAGTCGAGTTAATTAGAATTAAACAGGATTGCTCTTTACCGGAAGAGTGGATTGCAATCTTGTTTGCTAAAAACCCACCGTACACACTTTATCAATTGCAGAACGAAGTAACAATTAGCGAATTATACGATGCTCTGGAAGTATTAGAAATCCAGAAATTGTTTGATATCGAAGAAGAAAGGATGAATAGAGAAAATGCAAGTAGCTAAACTGTTTGCGAGTTTGGGATTTAAGGTTGATTTAACCGAGTACAACATCTTTGAGAAAAAACTTAAAGATGTTAGAAAAGAGACTAGAAGCTATGCTGTCTCGTTAAAAACAATTAGAACTCGTTTAGATAATGTATCGAAAGCACTAGATGGTGTAAATAAAAAACTCGATGCAAGTAAAGTAAAATCATCTAACCAAAGAATCGCAGCTAGTGCAAACAGATTAGCAAATGCTGTTGAAAGATCAGCAAAAGGTTTAAATGAAGTTGTCAGTGCTGGTCACAAAGTACACAACACAATCTCTCAAATCAACCAGATCTTAGGTAAAGGTGTAAATGGGTGGAGACACTACAATACACAACTAGATGCAGCAAGAACAAAATTAGGATTAATCAACTCTGCTGTCAGAGCTATCCCTTCAACTAAAACTGTCACAATTACACAAAGAACTGTAGGTGGTGGTCGTGGTTATGGTGGAGGTGGTACAGGATCTGGTGGAGGTGGTGGATACGGTGCAGCAGAAGCTGGTGGAATGGCGATCTTAGGTACAGGAGTTAAAGACTTCTTCCGATCAATGTCACCTGCTACAGCAATTGCTGGTGGTGCTGTATCTGCTGGTTTCGCAACAAAGGAAGTTGTACAACAAGGTCGTGAGATGAAAAAGATGGAAATCATCATGACATCAGCGACAGAAGGAGTTAACCACTTCAATAAATCTATGGAGTTTGTAAGAACTCAGTCACATAGATTAGGTCAAGACGTTTATGAAATGGGTATGGGTTTTGCCAAAATGCAACAAGCCACAAAAGGTAAGTTGAATTGGGAAGATCGTAAAACTCTATTCACAGGCATGGCTGAACTATCTACCACATACGGATTATCTGGTGATGATCAAAAAGGTGTATGGAGAGCCTTAACGCAGATGTTTACCAAAGGTAAGATTGAAGCGGAAGAGGAAGGTCAGATGGCCGAACGTGGTCTACCTGCCAAGGAAATGATTAAGGCTGCAACCAAGGCTGCTTACGAAAAGCAAGGTAAAGAATTTAACGATGACATCTACAACAAACTTCGTCAAAAGGGTGGGTTGAAGATGCAAGACATTGCACCAGAATTAGGTAAGATCGCTAGTGATATTGCCAACAAGAACGGTGCCTTAGATGAAGCACTAAAAACATCGTTAGTTGGTCAAATGCGAATGAAAAACGCATTCCGTGAAGCATCGAAAGATCTAATGGATTCAGGTCTTGATAAATTACTGTTTGATGTATTTGGAATCATTACGAAGTTAATTCCAGTGTTCAAAGAAATCGCTTTAGTAATTGTCAATGCTGCAAACGGATTTAAACTATTTGTTACTTTTGTTGTTGACTTCATTAAAAATCATCCAGCACTTGCTGCTGCTATCGCTGCATTAATTGTAAGCCTTAGATTATTGAGATTCGGTATCTGGGGTGTGGGAAGTGCATCGTTGTTAATGGCTGCTAGATTCAAGGCTGCAATGATCACAATGGGTGCTGCTGCAAGAAGGTTCCTACCTTTCGCTGCTCTTTATGCATTCTACTACTTCGGCAAGAACTATGATGATTACTTGAAAGGTAAAGACAACTGGATCACAACACTTGGATTAATGTTTGAGTTATTGTTTGTCACAGTTGAATTGAACTTGAAAAAGATTCAATACGCTTGGTTTAAAACTGTTAAGGAAATTAAATCAAAACCGTTGGACTTTGCTAAAGATTTAATCTTAGATGAAATACCAATCGTTCCTCTTGCTCGAAAGATGAAAGGTGCCTTGGATAAAAGTCGATCAGGTTATCAAGAGGCATACAATAATGCCATGCGTCCTAAAGGTGGTTCTGGTCAGAAGGTTCAAATTAACACAACTGTTCCAGTTTATGTAGATGGTGAGTATAGAGGAACCAAGGTGGTTACTCAGATGATTGATGCAAGCTCTGCTGCAAACGTAGGTGGTAACTAATGAAACATGCAATCTTAGCATATAGTGACTTTGATAAGAAAACTTTGGAATACACAATTTTCTTTGATGCTGTAACAGGCATCACTGAATCATATTCCAATCAAGTTACCACTCACACAGTTGAGGATGGTGGCGTTATCAATGATCACGTTATTAAAACCAAAGATAAGATCAATATTGAAGGGGTTGTAACAGACCTCTCCTTCAACCAAGGTGATTTTGGATTGGTAATGTTCTTACCAGATGGAAGTATCTTGGCTGATCAAACGGAAGCTTGGTCACTTAGAACAAAGAAGATGTTACTCGACATCAATGAGAGATCCTTACCTTGTAGTGTGAAAAGTAGCTACAAGGAAAACGGTCAAGAAGTTATTGAAAGAGAAGTCTTCCCTTGTTTGATTGAAAGTTTAAATCTGGATTCAACTGGTGGTCAAACTGGTTTAATTCAACCAAAGATTACGTTTGTACCAGTGAGAATTGCAAGATTAGAATTCACTGAATTGACAGCAGATCAACAAGCAATTCCTTTACTCAAACAGCAAAACGCTGCTGGTTCAACAGATGCAAAAATGTCAACTGGTAGTGATAGTACAGATGGTACATCTGCTGACGACAAGGAAGTGGCACTAGGTATTGAAGACACAATAGCTAAGGCTGAAAAAGATGCTAAAAGTGCAGTTGATGGTTCGTTCACCCCATCTAATGTAAATAAAAACTTGAGGTCTATGATTGATGAAGGATATGGAAATATCTCAAAAATGACCCAAATGATTAATGAGGTTAGGAAGTAAAATGGAATATAAATATTTCACTCTAGATAAAAACCCTAAGCAGTTTAAAAGAATTTCTATTGGGGAATATTCCATTGAATTAAGAATCGAATGGAATACAAGATCAAAAGCTTGGTATGTACTTGGATATTCTGGAGATGAGATTGTTATCTCTAACGTTAAGATGACTCCAAATCAACTATACTCAATTGATATCGATTCTGAATACGACTTACCTTACATGATTGGTATTGTACCGAAGTACACCAACCATGATTGGGACACGGAAACAACATTTTTAATCGTAGATAATCCACTATCTAATGCTGTTGAGGGATTAACGGTAGATGGTGGTGTTATTAAGAGATCAATTGCTACAAGTTCAGATACGCACTCAAGAAAAGCATTGAAAGGTACTGAGAATAAATACCTATTTGATGTTGTTTCAATCACTCAAGAAACAGGTATTACAATTGTTTGTAATGGTGCAGATGCGTCTTTCAAGACAGTTAATTTACCACAAGGTAGATGGGATTTCACAATCAATGGATTGAGAACAATCACTGCTGATACAGAATCATTCAGAAGTTTAATGAATGATTACGGGGTTCAAATTGTTAACGTTGGAAACAATGAATATTTATTCTCCAATAATTCAAATCAAGAAATCAAAATCGAAGGATTATATCCTTACGCTGCTGGTTATGATTTTAATGTTGTTGAATCATCAAATGAGTCTGCAAAGATTCATAGTGTTGATAATAACGGATGGGTGAATAGATTTACAGTTTGTTTGGTTCCAGCTAGTAGTTTGATTTGGACAATTACATCAGGTGGAGTTTCTAGTGATTATCAATATGTCAATTTCACTGGAGAACAAAGTGTATTTGAATCTACAGCTAAATTGAGCACAACTCAAGCCTTGGTGGAAAAATACAGAGGTGGGTTAGATCCATATACAGCAACAGTTGTTAATTCATTAACAGGAGTGTCTGATTGGATTCTTGATTCTGCTAATAATCGAATTAAATATTTTATTCAGCCTACTGACCCAAACAATCCTACTTTGCAATATTTATGGTCTGATGGCATAAATAAATTTACTACTGCTAAAGAGGCTTTAGAGTCATCCTGTCGTGGCTATCGTGGTTCTTCTTATGTTGGGATTTCTAATATAACAATTAACACTGATCGTGCTGATGCAATTTGTCTTTCTCCAGATGGTCTAAGTAATGTTGGTTCTTCAGTTCAGCGTGTTAATAATCCAAATTACAATCCAAACGCTGAACGTGAAGAAAAATATTTACCCCTTGAAACAGTAGCTCAACAAGTTATTTCTAATGCTGAATCTGGAAATGTTGACGCTCAGAAGGTTGTACTTTCTGTTGCTTTAGAAAAACCACTTGTGAGTTCATTGTCTGATTCAAACATGCAACAGTGGCAAGCAGTGAAGGATGCTATTGGTCAATTGACAGGTGCGAGTAGTTGGACGTTTGATAATGTGAACAAGGTGATTGGCTACGTTGAGACAACCACAGGTATTCAACCTTATGATCAGTATTACTTCGATAGCAATTCAGCAGCAATTAGGCCCACTTCATTCTCCAGAAGAACCCCCGAAGAAGCCTGTGAATTCTTAGCTGACTGGACAAAAACACCTGAAAATTTGGACTACACAGCGTATATTTACAATAGATTACGCAGTGATTACTACGACAACTTTTACAGTACCGGTGCTTGTATAGGAAGTGCATACAATAAATACTCTGGTCAGAACTATGGTAATTACTCATGGGATATGACAAGACACATTAACCCTAACTATGATCCAAACTACACACCACCAGTAGTTTCTATCACGTATCAACAAGTAGCGGATAGAATTTCTGCTAACTCCAATGTAGCAGATCAGGGTATCTCATTACTTGCAGAGGCATACATACAAGAGGCACTTTTGAAGTTTACAGATGTTGATTCTATTAAGAGTCAATTTGAAGCAAATAAACAACCGAAATAATCGAGGATAATATTCAATGTTATTTAATAGAGTTATCGAAATCGTTATTCGAAATTTTGATACCAAAGAAGAATTCAAGGTGTCAAGCAAGGATGATTTTAGAATCGACTTTGATTATAACGAATACCTTGATCAATCATCATCATCCAACACAGGAACAGTGAAAATCTACAACTTATCAATTGGTACTTTCCAGAAGATTGGAAGTAGATTTAAAACTGAGGTGGAGATCCATTGCGGATACAGGAATGCTCAGGTTGACACAGTTGGAAAACTATGTATTGGTGGCCTAACTTCAAAGTCTAGAGTTAGAGATGGTGCTGACTATATCACCACTCTTTCTTTTCAGACAGCGATCAGGGAGCTACACACTGGGAATAAGCTGTCCCTTTCTTATCCACCAAAATCAACTCTTATGTATGTGATTGGTGAAGTTTGTAAGGCAGCAGGTTTCCCTAGTTTTGTATTCCCTATTACACCAGATGATGTTGAGCGATACGGGAAAGACATCATGGAGAGGATTCACAAGATCAACTTCCCTAATGGTATTTCTTTTGCTGGAACACCAAAACAGATCTTTGATCAAATTGCTGAAATGTTCTCACTTGGTTATTCAATCGATCCTAGAGATAACAACTACATTATTTGGTGTCTACAAGAAAAAGGATTCAACCGTCTGCAATCAATTCAAGACTCACTACCAAACGGTAACGATGTAAACGCCAAGATGGACATCAAGGATGCGTCAGGGAAGGCACTTGTTTTGACCATAGAGACAGGTTTGATTGGTTCCCCATACATTGAGACAGTTGAGGTTAGTACGGCCTATGGTGACGCTCTGGATGAGAATGAGGAGCTAATCAAAGCCAAAGACCCGAAGGTTAAAAGGAATAAAAAGGGTGAGGTGATGAAGGATAAGGACGGTAAGGTGAAGATGACCAAAGCTGGGAAAAATAAAAAGATCTCACGTGTCACTGTTAATGCCAAATCGTTAATTAACCCATCAATTAAACCGAACTCATGGATTAGGTTAAAAAATACAGCTAACCAAGTAGATGGATTTTACTTAGTTAGAAATATTAAATATTCAGGAAGCACACATGAGAACAATTCATTCATCATGGATATGGTGCTTACTTACATGAAGGAAGCAAACGAATGAGTGTCAACTTAGAATCTTTGTTAAAAAACAACTTAGATAATTATATGGAAGATGTTTACACCTGTATACCAGCAATGGTTGTAGGTGTTCAAAAACTTAATGAAGGTTTAGTTGATGTTCAACCGTTAATTAATAATGTATTCACAGATGGTGCCAAAGTTGAGTTTCCAACAATTTATGCTGTACCTGTGATTATGCCTTGTACGATGAAATCATCAATTACGATGCCAGTTAATCACGGGGATACAGTTTTATTAATGTTCTCTCAAAGAGATATTGATGTATTTAAAAACGGTGGTGATTCTCCTCACGACCCTTCATCATTTAGACGATTCAATATGAATGATGCTGTTGCATTAATCGGATTAAACCCAGTAAACAAAACAAGATTATCAGCTAAGAATCATAATATTCCATTTGATAATGAGAGTTTGATTATTTCACATAACGTAGGTGAAGATAATGAGAGTTATATTAAATTTGATAATTCTGGGAGTATTAATATTGGTGCTACATCTAACTTAAATATTAAAGCTAAATCTGTAGATATTAATGCTGACTCAGTTTCAATCAATGCATCAAAGGTTGATATTAAGGCAACAGTAACTGTTGATGGTATGAACTTAAATAACTTCATGACTTCTCATAATCACCCGTATACAGATGACGGAAGACCAGCGACAACTGGTACACCACAAGGATTTTAAAATGAAAAACTTTTGCCTATATAACGGTAAGAAAATAGTAAAACCAGACATTTGGAATATTACAAGTGTTGAATTATCAAGTGATTATACAAGTGCTATTATTCAAGCAGAAAGTAAAAGTAATAAAAGCGAATACACTTTAGATATTATACACTTGATTGAAAACCAATACAGTGAAGGATCGGATTCATATATAACAAATACCATTAATTCATTAACAGGTGCTACAGAATGGACGTTTGATAATGCTGCTAAGGTTGTAAGGTACGTGGTCGCATCAACGAATACGGACGCATATCAATATCTGTACAGTGTTGGTAGTCGATATGGGCAACATATTACTGTTGAGGATGCGTGTAAGA